ACTGACCACGGCTTTTTGCGGCACGATGACCGTTACCGCGCCGTCGGGACGGTTCGCAGCTAAGTGAACGATGTGCTCCCCATCTTGTTTCAGAATGTCTACGGCAAACAGGTCGTACGCCAAAACCTGCGCTTGCTTAGTCGTCTTGTTGCCGTTGGCGTCCGTTGTCTCTACGTCCTTGTACACACCGCCAGTAGCCCCGTAGCTAAAACCTCGTGGTGGTGGGGGACGCGTTACTACCTGCTGGTACGCAACAGGCACAATGGCTTCTTCCTCAAGCGCGTCCATCTCGTCGTACTCAGCGTCGGGCTCGGGCTCGGATGGGGGTAGGGTATGGTTTAGGACAACTTGTTTCTCAGTGTTATCTGTCCTGATCTTTCGCCCCAGAATCAGAGGGTTGGTGACCTTGCCCCAGTTAGGACAGGACGCACACACGCCGGGGTTCTCGCTGTCCATCTTGGTACACGGGTACGGACCTTTGATCTCGATGATCTTCTGGTGCATCCGATCCCGGTCGTAGGGGTGCATATCCGTCAGCCACTCGGCGTAAGCCGGGCCGTCCTCACACACCTTTGTCCAAGACAAAAGTCCACGCCAGATTGGCTCAAGTCCGTCTTCCTGCGGATTCTCTACATACGCCTTGATCTGCGCACAGCCAGTACCCGCCTCAGTCCTGTCCCAGATCTGCTCGAAGCTAGTCTCAGCGTTCTGTAGTAGCTTGACCTGTGTAGCGTTGGGGTCTCGCCGGGGACGTTGTCCGGACAGCTCCGCCATGAAGACGGGGCGCGGCTTAAACTCTTCCCGCAGTTGAGACTCAATACGACCAGCCATGTCCGCAAAAACAACCCTGCCGCCCGTTGACATCAGCTTGACCTGTCGTGGGGTGCCGTACTTCTTCTTGAAGTTTTTTGTGCCGGGTATGCGTAACACGCGAGCGGCATCTGCCGTTACCGTCATGTCGATAGACATTCCCTCTTGCTTACAGAGACGCTTTAGATTCTCCGCAACAGGTTTCCAAGTAGCGATAGGCAGTTCTTCAGTCAGCAGCCAGTAGCAGTGAATACCGCCGCCTGATGCCACAACCCAAGGAGCGCCAAACTCATCTAGTCCTGTCTTCTTTAAAAACCCATCAAGCGCAAGCGCCGCCGCTTTCTTTGAGGCGTAGCCATCCATGTCGATGAACAGCGCCTTGATCTTGTCGGCGTTGACTGCCTCTCGCGTGCCAGCTTCTTTAAAAGTAGCCAGCCCAAAGAAAATGTCACACTCGTTTGCTAACCACCTGTCTATGTATTCTTGTGCCTCTCCTATATCTTTTATATATTTATGTTCTTTTTTCTTCGTCAGTTCCGCTACACAGTAGTACCCCTCACCCGGGGACGGCAGAACCTCCGCTAAAAACTCAAGCGGTGTCATGGCTATCCTTCAGGTTATTTGGCTTCGGGCTCTTCGGGCTCTTCGGCTTCTTGGATGCGGTACTCCAAACGCTTGGCTAGCTCCTCCACCCACTCAGCGCTCAGGGTTTCGTAGCCGAGGATGTCGGCGTAGTGGACCAACTCTTGGTCGCTCAGGTTTTTTGGGTCAATACTTTGCATGCTTTTCTCCACGCCTCTTCGGCTGTTGTACATGTTTGAAAAATGCTGATGAGAGCCTTCACAACCGGACGGTAGGCAACGAAGACCTCCCCGCCGTTAAACCAGTTGTAAACAGATTGCCGAGTCGCGCCGGTCAGCTCTGCTACTTTGGTAACGGGGAACTCTAGGTGTATTGCCCATCGTCCGAGTTGATTGCCCAATGTCTTGGGTGCTTTGCTCACAGCCTCGATAGTTTGTTTTGAGTAGGCCATTGTTTTTAAGGGGGCCGAAGCCCCCGTTCTCCTTACTCGTCGTCCCAGTCGTCAACCATGTCCGCCAGAGATGCCTTAGACGCAGGCACTGAGCTTGCCTTCTTCTCTTCCTTGCGTACTACTGGCTCGTCTTCCTCTTCAACTGGCGCTGCTTTCTCTGCCTTGGGGGCTTGCGCTTCTTTCGCCACTGCTGCGGCGGGGCGCTTGCCTTCCAAAGACAATGGGGCTGATGATACCCCGTCTTGCTTAGAGACAGTCATAGTGATTGCCTTAATTGCGGCATCGGACTTACCCTGATCTACAACTCCGGCATGCTCGTCATCAGTCAACCAACGGGTAGGCATGAAGTGTAGCTTAGGGCTCTCTGACTTCGTGTCGAACTTCATACGCGTTATGACTTCAGCGGGGTCAATGTTCTGCGCCATCAACCAACGAGCGTATGCTTGCAAGCCGCGCTTGTCGCCGTCCTCTTTGCCGAAAACAGATGTAGCGGGTAGCGTCAACTGCAACACATCGCCCCCCATATCGTTCGCCAAGACTACAGCAATACGTTGTTGGTAGCGGCAAGCGCGGCTGTTGTTCTGGCCTGAACCCGCAATGTTCTGTGAACACTCGGAGCAACGCGATGCTTGCTTGTTCTCCGCCTCCGCCGCAGGCTTCTCACCATCAGGCGACCAGCAGTCAGGAGCAGAAACAGTTGCGGCGTCGTACTTCTTTGCATAGAACACACGGCTGACTTTAGGGGCGGCGTTGACAACTACTACATCTAAGTGCCGCTCTTCGATAGCGGCAATTTCTTTGCCGGAAGCCAGCAAGCGAAACACACCGCCTTTGATGGAGATGCGTTTACCAAAACTGTTGCCGCCTGCGCCCCCGGCTAGGGATTTAGCGAGCGCAGAAAGTTCGCCACGGTTCTTTGCGAAAGCGGGTGCTTGCGCGGGATTAAATAATGCTACGTTACTCATTTAGATCTCTCCTTACTTGGTTGGTTTACGAACAGAAATAGAATACTCAGTATTCCATCCCAGTCCGGGTGGTACGACGCCGGGGTTGTCTTCAAGGAACGTTGCCATGTTGGTCTGCGCTATGCGCTTCTCTAACAAGTCAACTGCGTCATGTTCCTTAACGAACTCTTTAAATGAATCCCAGTCTTGGGTGTTGTATCGGGTTAGTTTGCCCAACACTACTGTCCCATTACCGGTTCGGACTGATGTGCTACCAAGCGCTAACATTTGGTCTTTGAGTGCGTTCTTAACAAGCGCCAGCTTTGCTTCTATCTCGGCTGCTTCTTTCTCGTACTCGCGTGTCAACTGTTGCATTTGGTCGCGCATTTTGCGGTAAACCCGCACCAACTTATCCATGGGGATAGTGGGCGGTAATTCTTCTTCGGTCATTTGCTTCTCCTTTTTAACTGTCTAAGGTTTGACATCATACATGGATTCTTTGGTCGTGCAACTCCTTTCTTAAATATTTTTTATTTCACTGTCGAACAGACTTACGAGCAACGAGTTGTCATTCACTTTGCTGCTCATCGCCCTGTACAACTTCTTCTCGATGGGGCTGGACTCAATGTGAATAACAGTAACTTTGTCTGAGTTTTGCCCCTTGCGGTCAGCTCGCGCAATACACTGGATGTATTGTTCCACACTCATCAACGGCCCAAAGAACACAACCGTGTCAGCGGCTGTTAGGGTAATCCCGTGTGCCGTTGCTTGTGGCTGCATCACCAACACGCGTATGTTGTCGGTGGTCTGAAAGTCGTTGATGATATGCCCTCGCTTGCTGGCGCTCACGTCACCGTGAATCTGCCCTACGTTGATGCCCTTCTTCTGCAAGTGCGTAACGATGCCCTCGATGCTGGAGCGAAACATAGCGAAGATGATTACCTTGCGCTCGGTCTCTTCCAGAATTTCCTCGAGCACATTCAAGCGAGGCTTGGCATCGAACTCAACAACTTCTTTGTCGTCCGTGTACGCCGCGCCGCAGGATATTTGTAGTAGCTTACTCACAGCAACGCCTGCGTTGACTGCGCTGATTGTCTCACCTGCCGTCTTGACCATCATCTGCTCTTTGAGCATGTTGTAGTACTTAACCTGTTGTGCAGACAGCGGTACTTGGCGAGTAACTGTAACGACTGGGGGCAAGTCCAAGCAGTCCGCTTTGCTAAACCTAATAGCGGGTTGTAGCGCGGCAAAGACCGTATCCCGTGCGTTATGTTTTGGCGTCCACTTAAACATCGTCACTTTGTTCATGACCTTGTCGCGCCATGCCGTATAGAACTTAGGCACACCTCCGGGGTTGACCAGCTTAGCCAAGCCGTACGCATCAACAGGCGACTGAGAAGCAGGGGTTCCCGTCATCATCCACAGGTATGTCTCGGGCTTGACGATTGACGACAGCGCTTTCCAGCGACGTGTTGATGGGTTCTTGTATGCGTTGGCCTCGTCCACAATAACTAGATCGAACTTGCCGTTAGAGTTGATCTCGTCTGCAATCAGGTTGAGCCCATCGTAGTTGGCAATGACAAGCTCATAATCGTGCTGAATCATTTCAATACGCCGCGCAGCTTGCGCATGATGGGCTACGACTGCTGAGCGATGTATCACGCTACTGTTGATGTCTCCCATCCAAGCGCTGTGCATGATCGACAGCGGACAGAGTATCAACACGCGGCGCACCTCTCCACGCTTCATCAGGTAGTCCGCCGCCCACAACGCGCTGAGCGTCTTGCCTGTACCGGGGTCGTTGAACACGAAAGCCCTGCGATTCAGTGTCAGGAACGCGGACGTTTCTACTTGGTGATCCATTGGTGTAAACCGTCCGGGCCAGCTATAGCGACGAGTGATGGGGGATGGTGCGTGCTTGACCCCAAGGTTGCGTAGTACACGCGTCTCGTCCAGTCCCCAGTAAACCGCTACGTCATAGATGCCGTCCTTCTCAGCAACGATCTTGTGCTTTGGAATGACGCTGTATTTGTGCGGGTTGCGCGTGCGCAGGACTAACGCTTTGTCGTCTATGATTTGCATGCTTCTCTCTTATATTGGCTTGCGGCACACGTACATAGCGCGGTCCGTCAAGTAGTGTTTTTCTAAATGTCCTAGTTGTATAAGTCTGCTGTGAGCGTCCCAGAAAAAGTTGTCCCCCGTAAGGGACAGCACGTCTACCCACGCATTACCAAACTTCAACAACCAAAGATCTACTAACGTATCTACGGGGACGGTGAACGCCCCCTCCTCAATATCTACCGAGTTACTTAACGGACCCGTCAGATTTTCGTTTATATGATCGGTTTGCGCTTGCGCTTTTGACGCGTAAATTACTTCGATCTGTTGCGCCGCCTTTTGAAAGGGGTTGTTTATGGTCGACATCTTTGCCGTCTCCTTTGTGGACTAGTCCTTCTTTCTCCATGGTGCGCCGCGCTTTGTTACGGGCAGAGCGCTTCTTCTTTACTTCGGGGGTGCCGTCGTACTGCTCGTATTCTTTTTTATAGGGCCGTTTTTTGTTTACGTATGGCATTTTTAATCCTAGTGCTTGGGGTTAAATTCACAGCCTTTGACCTGACACCAGCCGCATAAAGGGGTCTGATTGGGGTTCCAAACGTCATTGGCAAAGCTAGCCTCTAGTCTAGCCGTTCGCTCCCGGTAGCGCCACCACGCCGCGTCTTTCTGTTCACGCGTCATCTGTAGTTTCACCATGCTGTTCTTGACAATAAACAACAGCGCGGAGTTGACCTTGCGGATATGGGGGTAGTGCTCAAACACCATTAGAGACATAAGTACTAACTGGTCCCGGTCTGGGTAGCGGTTGTTGCCCGTCTTCCAGTCCACCACCCACGCGGTGAGGTTGTCGTCGTCGATGATTAGCAAGTCGGCAATGCCCCGTACCCACACGTCCTTAGCTCTCCAATCGGTCGGCTTGAGGTCTGTGGTGAGCGCCATCTCCTGCTCCGCTAACTTACGCCCGGGCTTCTTTAACAGCTTGTCCACAACAGGCTTGAACTGCGAGTGCTCTTGCGGTATTTCCTTGCCGTCACGTATGTACAACTCCAGTGACTCGTGCACCTGTGTGCCGTAACGTGTAGCCTCTGTCTCTTGGAACGGGTACTTCTTGAGCACCTTTACTTCGTGGTAACGTCTTGCACAGCCTTCGTAATCTTTTAAGGAGCTGTGGCTCCATGCAGGTTTTTTCATTAGAACTCCGCAGAAAGAATAGCGTCATTGAGGCGGCGAGCAAACGCCGTAACAAACTTCTCGTTGCAAGCAAGGTCGTGCCCCATGTCGTTCAGGATGGCGTGAGTCATCTCGTGCCAGAACGTATCGCTACGTTCGCCTGCCGCCAGCAAGTACTTGCCTGCATGCGTTGTCACGTCAATCTCTTTCTTGACGAAGTCAATACGCCCAAGACCAGTAGCCAACGCTTTAGGTTGATTGATCTTGTATAGCGACTTGCCGACGTTTATAGTTTTAGGCAATAACATCTTCTTCTCCTTAGTTTTTAGCTAGTCCGTATCTACGGTGTGCGCCACCGTCAGCGTCCAAAGGTATGCCCGGCATATACTTCGGCTCCACAGTCATCTGCGCCAAGACCCAAGTCTTAGCGTCAACCACTTCCGCATCCGGCACAACCGCAATCAGCTCGTCGTGCACCGTGCCCTTGATAGGGTATCTTTTACTTACCCTGAGCATGCCATCCGTCATCACAATACGTGCTGTTCCCTGAACAATGTTGTTCGTGATCTTGCCCGGATACAATTTGGTAGCGTCTGGCCCGTATACCCACTGGCTCCTACCGTCATCATCTTTAGTCTGTCTTAGATTCGGATAAAGCAGACTCATGCCGTTAGGCAATACGATCTCCTCTTTCCGAAACTTGATACCTTTATACACGAACTCCTCGCCCCCCGCAAGCGATTTTTCTAGCAAATTGCCGCACATATTCCAGAACGCCACCACAGGCCATGCCGTCGCCCGATAGATGTCGATAATACGTTTGGAAGCGACAGCGTGTGTTAACAAGTTATCAAGCGAGCAGGTGTGAGGTATTTCTTCCAGCTTGAGTAGGTTGTCGTCCCACGCCATAAACCTCTCCACGTACTTACGGTCAACCCCTAACTTCTTAGCAAACGTTTTGTCATACATGACGGGCGGTGCGCCAAGGAATCCAGTTAGTAGCTGCGCCGCAAACGATGCCCAGCCCAAGCCGTAACCACACCCAAGCAGCGCTGACTTAGCGGACTGGCGCAGGTCAGGGTGGCTCTCCTTGGTCATGCCGGGGGTGTTAAACATCTGCGCACCAAACGCCGCGTATGGGTCACCGCCTTGTTGAAAGATCAACAGCATGTCTTCGTAATCAGCAAGGTACGCCAACACACGAGGCTCGATCTGAGACAAGTCGCCGACAACCAGTTGATGCCCTTCGGGAGCCATGATTGCCTTACGCAAGAACGAGCCGCGCTTAAGGTTCTGCATGTTGATAGCGCTCCCCTTGGATGCCGTCCACCGCCCTGTTCCTGCTCCGTAGTAGCTTAGTGGGACAGGTAGCGCCCCTCTGTGGCTGATGTCAAGAAACCGTTGTGCCCTCGTACGCTCGGTCGTTGACTTGACTCGTAGGCGTGCCTCACACAAAGCCGACACATCCTCGTTACTGCCGTTGAGCAGGGCTTGGAACAACGCATCGTTCTTAGCCAAGGCAAGTGTCTCTTTGCCTGTCGTCTTGCTTTTCTTCTTCGGGGGCACTACGCCCATCCCTGTCAGAATCTTTGCAAACATTGGGTTGGATGCCAACATCTTCTCCTCTACACCAAGACGTTCCAGTAGCCCCTCGCGCTTTTCTTTCTCCTCCACTAGCGCCTGCTCCAACATCTCGCTGTCAAGCAATAGTGTTGGCTCGGTATACATCCGAAGCGTCATGTCTATGAGTCTAAGTTCTGAAGTAGGGTATCCAACTCGAAGGGCTGAAAATATACGTTCGCACAAGAACACATCGTGCTTGCAGTACTCGGCGAGTTCTTCTTCGATTTGCGCATCCAGTTCTCGTAGTCCATTAGTCGAATGTAGGGCTTGCCCTTTGTCGGGAAGGCCAAAAGCGCTTGCCAGCCTCGAGAGGGAATTGCCAACCTCCACGCCGCGTAGAGCGCGTGCCATT